CCAAAATATGAGGCGGCATATATTGCTAAATCATACTTGCAACAATCAAACCAATTGTTTGTTACAAGAATTTTAGGTTTGTCGGGTTATGATGCGGGCCCATCTTGGAGTTTATCTTTAATCGCCAACGTTGACCCTACAACTATCGGTGACCCATCAAACTCAACAACTTTTACGGCAACGTTCACAGGAAATTCTTCACAAAACACTGTATCATTTATTAGTGGTGCGTTACCAACACAAGTTCAATCAAACTTAAATGTACAATATAGATTGAATGATGGTTCAACATCAACATTACAAACTGACTTCAATGCTTATTTAGGAGGTATTATTGATACACCATCTTTATCTGCAACTACATCAGTTATTTATGGTGCAATACCTAACACTGATTATGATACATTAGTATCTACATACAGTGCGGTTACTGACCCATACAATTGTGTTAATAGTTTTGACGATAATGATTTATCATCTTCCGCTAATGACCCATGGTTATATGCTAACTTTGATATTTCAAGTGGAAATGCATATACAGGTTATTCATTCTACTATTCAGTTAGTAGTTTAACCTCAGGTGGTTCAGGTTCTTTTACAGGTACAATAACAGGTGAAAGTTATACATTCACAGGAACTGCGTATACCGAATTTAATAACATGGTTGTTGCAACTCTTCGTTCTAGAGGTATTTCATTATATAGTAATAGTTCAACAAGTGAAAATCACGGACCTGTTTATCAAGTAAGTGGTCTCACAGATTTACAAATGGTAACTACTGGTCAATATTCAGGAATTACAAGTTCACCTTTTGCGACTTTCTTATTATCAGGTGTTACAAGAGACAATGATACTTTCTCGTTTGAGACTTCATTATTGGCATCATCTTCAAAATATTTAACTAAAGTTTTAGGTGTAGATAATTTTGGAAAATCAAGATTTGAGGTACCTGTTTATGTTGAAGAGTCTTACCAAGGTAGTTTAAATTATGCATATAACCAAGGTTATATTAGAGGTTTAAATTCAACTTTAATTGCATTACCTGACGCTAGAAGTCAATCAAGTCAATCAATCGCTTGGAATTTAGAAAAATATCAATCACCTGAAACCCCGTTCTTGGTTTCTGAATTGAGAGGTAATAAAGTTTATAACTTATTTAAGTTTATTTCAATTTCTGATGGTGATTCTGCAAACACAGAGATTAAGGTTTCAATTGCAAACTTATCATTTAACAACATGTCTTTTGATGTGTTTGTTAGAAATTTCTTTGACACGGATGCTAACCCAGTAGTAATTGAAAAATTTACTAATTGTAATTTAGACCCATTATCAAATAATTTTATTGCTAAAAAGATTGGTTCTTCTGATGGAGAATACGCTTTAATATCAAGATATATTATGATTGAAATGGCGGATGAAGCACCAATTGATGCTCTTCCTTGTGGATTCTATGGATACACACAAAGAGAATATGAAGATTTTGCGGTTTATCCATCACCATACCCTAAATTCAAAACAAAATACGATTACCCAGGTGAAGTAATTGCTAACCCACCATTTGGTACTCCTTCAGGTGGTTCAAATACTGTTGAATCTGCGGGAGACGTTGTAAGAAGAACTTACTTAGGTTTCTCAACTCAATATGGTATTGACGAATCATTCTTAACTTACAAAGGAAAACAAAATCCACAAACAGGTTGGGAAACTGCGACAGATTCAGTTAAATGGAATGTATTAAGTAAAGGTTTCCACATGGATTCAGGCGCAACTGTTGTGACAATTTCTAACTTATCGTTAGCAAGTGGTGAAACTGCGTTTGAATGTGGTGTTGCGGACTTTAGAGAAGACCCAGCAACTCAAGAGAACCCATACTACTTTATCTACTCAAGAAAATATACAGTATGTTTTGCAGGTGGATTTGACGGTTGGGATATCTACAGAGAGTGGAGAACTAATGAAGACAGGTTCCAATTGGGAGCATCAGGTTACTTGGCGGGAGCTTATCCTTCATCAAGATATCCAACAGCGACAGGAGACGGTATGTTCAAAAGAATTGTTGTTCAAAACAATACTCAAGATTTTGCAAACACTGACTACTACGCATACTTACTTGGTATCTTAACATTTGCAAACCCTGAAGCGACAAACATTAATATATTTGCAACTGCAAGTATTGATTACGTGAACAACTCAAATCTTGTTGAAGAAGCAATTGACATGGTTCAATTCTCAAGAGCGGATTCAGTTTATATTTGTACAACTCCTGACTACAGAATGTATACACCAGATGCGACTAGCTCTTTAGATGTTATCTATTCACAAGAAGCGGTTGACAATTTGGATAATACAGGGATTGACTCTAACTACACTGCAACCTACTACCCTTGGATTTTAACAAGAGATACGGTAAACAATACACAAATTTACTTACCACCAACAGGTGAAGTTTGTAGAAACTTAGCATTGACTGATAACATTTCATTCCCTTGGTTCGCATCAGCGGGTTACACAAGAGGTCTTGTAAACTCAATCAAAGCTAGACAAAAACTTACACAAACTGATAGAGATACGTTGTATCAAGGTAGAATTAACCCTATCGCAACTTTCTCTGATGTTGGAACTGTGATTTGGGGTAACAAAACATTACAAGTTGCTGACACATCACTTAACAGATTGAACGTAAGAAGATTATTACTTCAAGCTCGTAAGTTGATTTCCGCAGTAGCTGTAAGATTATTGTTCGAACAAAACGACCAAATCGTTAGACAACAATTCTTGGATAGTGTTAACCCTATCTTAGATTCAATTAGAAGAGACAGAGGTTTATACGATTTCCGTGTAACTGTTTCATCTTCACCTGAAGACTTAGACAGAAACACATTAACAGGTAAAATTTACTTAAAACCTACGAAGGCATTAGAATTCATCGATATCGAATTCTTTATTACTCCAACAGGAGCTTCGTTTGAGAATATTTAATAAACTTAATGGGGGTACTAATCATACCCCCTTTATTTGCCAAGTATGAAAAGACAACTTAGAGAAGGATTTAAAGTTGAAGGTACACCAGATATGAAATATTACGCTTTTGATTGGGATGACAATATCGTTCACATGCCAACAAAGATAATGTTAAAAACTGATGACGGAGATGAGGTTGGTATGAGTACAGATGATTTTGCAGAATATAGAGGTATAATCGGAAAAGAAGATTTTGAATATAATGGTGATACCATTGTTGGCTTTGCGGAAGACCCTTTTAGAAATTTTAGAACCGCAGGAGACAAAGATTTCTTGGTGGATGCAATGAGAGCAAAACTTGGACCAGCATTTAATGATTTTAAAGAGGCGATTAATAATGGGTCAATATTTTCAATCATCACTGCAAGAGGTCACAACCCCAACACTTTAAAACAAGCCGTTTACAATTATATTATTGACGGATTTAATGGTATTGATAAAGACCAACTAGTTAAGAACCTTAAAAAATACAGGTCGTTTTTTGACGAGGACGATATGACTGACGATGAATTAATCAAGTCGTATTTGGAACTTAACAAATACCATCCAGTGTCGTTTGACGATGAAGAAGGAGCTGCCAATCCTGAAGAAGCGAAAGTTCGTGCTATGGAAGGATTTGTTTCTTATGTTAAACAAATGGCAAACAATTTAAATAAAAAGGCATTTTTCAAAAATGATATATCTAATAACTTTGTTCCAGGGCAACCTAGTATTGGATTCTCAGATGATGATGTTAGAAATGTAGAAGTAATGAGTAAACATTTTAAAGATAAACCAGATAATATAGTTAAGACTTATTCTACTGCTGGAGGCGTTAAGAAGGAATATAAGTAGATTATAATCCCGACAAAATAAAAGTAAAGAGAAAAATTTTTTAACAAGACTATATTTATAGGATATAAACAACAAAAAAAACAAAAAAAAATTAAAATAACATGGCTGATTTATTAATGAAAATGCCGATACCTTACGAACCGAAACGCCAGAACCGTTTCATCTTAAGGTTTCCATCAAGTTTAGGTATTAACGAATGGTTTGTTGAAAGTGCTTCAAGACCATCTATCAAGATTGGAGCAACTGAAATTCAATTCTTAAACACATCTACATTCGTTGCAGGTAGATTTAACTGGGACCCGATTAGTGTTAAGTTCCGTGACCCTATTGGACCATCTGCGGCTCAAGCACTTATGGAGTGGGTTCGTTTACACGCTGAATCAGTGACAGGTCGTATGGGTTATGCTGCGGGTTACAAAAAAGACATCGACCTCGAAATGTTGGACCCAACAGGAGTTGTTGTTGAGAAATGGATTCTTTATGGAACATTCTTAACAGATGTGAACTTTGGACAGTTGTCTTATAGTCAAGATGCGTTAGCTGATATCACAGCTTCTTTAAGAATGGATAGATGTGTGTTAGTATACTAATACTATTTACATAAAATCATACTCATTTATATTTAACCGTAAAGCTAATAAACTTTACGGTTATTTTTTTATATGGAAAATCAAGCAAGAGACTACGGTCAAGAAAATTTTACACTACCACACGACGTGGTTCAACTACCTTCACAAGGAGTATTTTACAAGAATAAAAAGAAGGCTATTAAAGTTGGTTATCTTACCGCATCAGATGAAAATATTTTGATGGGTGGGGCGAATGACTTAACTATGGCTTTGTTGAGAGCTAAAATATATGAACCAGACATTAAAGTTGAAGACTTAATCGAAGGTGATGTTGAGGCGATTCTTATCTTTTTAAGAAATACTGCATTTGGTCCTGAAATGACTATCAATGTTACTGACCCTGTAACTAGAAAACAATTTCAAACCACTGTTATGTTGGACGAATTGTCAATTATTAGTAATCAAAAACCAAATGAAGATGGTACATTTACTGTAATGTTACCAAAATCACAATCGACTATTAAGATTAAACCATTATCTTACGGTGAGATTCAAGACATCAGCCGTATGGCTTCGACATATCCACAAG